AAAAATACCATCCGCAGTTTCAGATCAGCGTCAATATGTCGCCTGTTCAGTTTCGCGAGAACGAGAAAAGTTCAGCCGCATGGATCCAGTATCTGCAATCGCTCGAAATTCCCTGGATGAGTATTGTCGTTGAAATTACGGAAGGGTTGCTTCTTGACGCTAACCAGGGAATCACCGACCAGTTGCTTGCTTTTCATGATGCGGGCATGCAAGTGGCAATCGATGATTTCGGGATTGGCTACTCCTCGCTTTCCTATCTTAAAAAATTTGATATCGACTACCTGAAAATCGATCGATCCTTTGTCAAGAGCCTGGCCCCGGGCTCTCATGACATGGCTCTTTGCGAAGCAATCATCATGATGGCACACAAGCTCGGCATCATGGTCATTGCCGAAGGAGTCGAAACCAAGGAGCAGTGCAGCCTTCTGACTGAGGCGGGTTGTGATTTTGCGCAAGGATTCCTCTTTTCCAAGCCGGTACCGGCATCCGAATTCGATGTCCTATACAAAAAGGGATTCGGCATTGCCGAGCTTTCCAGCGGCAACCAGTGCAATCTCTTTGAGTCTCGCGCGGGGTAGTATTGCCTTTATTTCATCTTCGTTTTACCGTGAAATGAACTCTACAATAGAGGCTGATCCGTCTAAGGCGAATCATCAGTTATTTCATAACGGATGCATCGGCATCCAATCGCTTAGAATGATGGTTTATCTCAAGTGTGGCGGTGCAATTTTGATTGGTTCCATCATTTCTTGCCCGTATTACATACGTGAACTTTCCTGACCACCATTTTGATGAATACGGCTCGCCTTCCCAACGATATGCAGCAAAAACAGGACGATCAGCTATCCAGCCATACGCCAATGATGCAGAGGCGTATTTTACCTATGAAGAGTTCGGAGTGATTTTCAGAAGTTACGCCAAAAGCTACGCCAAACGCATCATTATTTCGGCCAGGAGTCCATCAGTTTTTGTTTGTCGCTGACGTGTCGGTCAGCCTTTTCCGCCAAGCCTCGATATTCTTCTGAGCACTGGCCGAGTATGTCTGCGAGGGTATCGGCTCGCTCACGGACGGAATCGTCGGCAAGGCCGGGAAGTTGCTTGCGGAGTTCGGCAAGCTGGCCGCGCAGCCCGTCAACAGACCGACGAGCCCCATCAGCATCAGCACGCAAGGCAGTTTCTCGTTTAGTGGCAGCATCTTGTGCCTCCTTCTGTTGTTTCGTGAACTCTTCCTCTTTCGCTCGGGCGGCCTCCTGGGCTTTGAGCGCGTCTTGCGCGACCTGGCTGGTTATCCGATCGATCTTACTTTCGATCCGCCATTCCTGTATGAACCAGATCCCGGCGCCGCCGGCAGCCGCCCCAACGACAAGCGCTATGCCGACCGGGAGCCACGATGGAATGACAGCGCTGACCAGAGTTTTCAGATAGTCGAGCATCATTCATCCTTCGCCGGCGGGCACGGCTTGTCTTTCTTCATCCCGAGCGCTAGGCCAACGCCCGCCAGTGTCGAGCCGATTCCAATTCCAAAAGCTTGGGCGTCGAAACGTTTTTCCCATACAACGGAGTAGATCTGCAGCCCAAGGAACGTCAGCACAGCGCCGAGCGCAATGTACCGGTACAGGTCGTGCGTGACGTTATCCGATTCGGTAAGCAACTGCCTGATGATTGATGCGATCATTCACGCCTCCATGAACAGTTCTTTTTCGTCAGCACGGCGCTTGACCAGGCCGGGCAGCACCTTCCCCGCCGCTCGCGTCCACTTCATGAACTCGTTTGCCGCGCCATCGCAGTCTCCAGCGTTCAGCTTTTTCAGCAGCGTCGACATCTTCAGATTGCCAGGGCCAAGATTGAAGACGAACGAAACCAGCGCATCAAACTGGCCATGAGTCAGATCGACCGTTACCAGCTTCTCGACCGCTGGTTCGAACCGTTCTGCCAGGTCTTTTATCAGCAGATCAGTCGCTTCTTCCTCGGTGATATGAGAAGGAAACTCCTCGCCCGGCAGGATCACGTGGCCGTAACCGATAGTCTTCTTTCCAGCCGGGCAGAAGTACGGAATCGGCGCGAATCCTTCGGCTTTCTTGATCAGCGCAATGCCTTTTGCTGACGTTTTCATTTCTCTTCAATCTCCAGCTTCGTTTCGATCCGAATGATCCTAGCCTCGTGGTTCGCGTGGCGCTCATAAGCCGCATCGCGCATTTCGGTCAACGTCCGAGATATGCCATCGAGTTTTTCATAAATGCGCTTCCCTTCCCAGGCAAGTACGATGATCAGAAGCCCAAGCAATCCGACGAACGCCTGCCACAGGAAGGGGATTAATTCAGACATTTCGTGGCCCTATTCTTCGACGTAAATCACCCGACCACACTCGGGGCAGAGCCAGCACCAACATTCCAGGTCTTCGTCATAAACGTAGTTCATGACAGCCCCGCAATTGCAATATTTATCGGTAATAGAATTTGTGCTTGCCGTGGTTTCTGTAGTCATATGTCCTCCTGTCCTGTTAAGATGTTTTGATGGCCGCAATGTCTGCGGTGTATTGAGTCAACAGCGCTGAGTAATCCGCCGTGATAGTCGCTTTCTTTGCTGCTTCCGTCTCCCCATCCGCAAAACCAGCAGCCACCCATCGGGTGGTCAGGGCCGCAACGTCAGCATCGAATGCCGACGTTCTGGCATTTATTCGCTTTGCCTTACTCAATATGATCACAGGAGCATCGTCGCGCTCTGTGATTACTCCGGTATTCACATCTATTTCATATCTCATAATGCTCACTCCCAAGAGATATTGACCGTGCCTGCATCAAACGTGTCTGTACCTGATACGGTAGTTAGCCGTACGCCAGTCAACGCTGCTCCAAGGTCTACGACACCAGCACTAAGACCCAAACCTGCCGTTCCGAACTGGTTTATCGACGCCAGAACCCACACGTTTCCGTTATGTTTTTCAAAAGTCCAAGACCCACTGTAGGAAACTGATGCGCCAACAACTTGAGCCAGCAAGAAACCAGTTGTATTTGATGAAGAGTTGACTGTTGTCCCAGTAATCACACCTCCGGACGATGAATACCCGCTCGATATAGCCCCGCCCGAAGTGATCCCACGGATAACTATCGGGCTTGAACCGTTCGTGCTAACGCCGTTAAGAGTCACTGTGAACCGCTTAGCAGTAGCCGGTATCCCGGTAAAGTCGACTGATGTTCCGGATGTAGTAGCCGCAGCGGTGCCGAGATTTATAGCTGTCGCCCCGCTTGCTATTCCATCAAGTTTTGTTTTGTCCGCCGCACTCATGGCTCCTTGGACGGTTGTCGAAGCGACGCTGCCCCCTGTTGCCGGGTTCATTAACACCCACTTATCAAGAGTCAAGTCGTATTGCAGCTCCAGCTTATGCGCTGCTCCTGCAATGTCTCCGATCGATAGTGCAGCACCTGTAGCTTTTACGATAGCTTTTGCCGTTGTAGAGTCGGCCTGGAACGTAGGTGTACTGGTAGTGTTGGCGTACACGGCCCGTACATAGACAGTCAACCCGTCGGTCAAAGACGTTACGGTTGGGCTGAACGACGCCGTAATGGCATTAGCAGTGCCGCCAGCAGTCGCATAAATTGACGAGGAGTCGTTCTTCATCAGCGAAGATGGATTTATCGAAGCGGCACTCGCTGCTGCTGCGGATGCGCTTTCTGATGCAGAGGTTGCGGACAAGGTAGCTGATGTCGCTGCTTCCGTTGCCGTGCCCGAGCTTATTGACGCAGCACTGGCGCTCGCGGCGGCAGCATCGGCATACGTGTCCGGGTCATTGTCTGAATTTATGATTGCAGTACCGGTTTCATTCCACTTGAGCGTCTTACCTGGATCTGGCGCCGGCATGAACAACTCAGATAATGAATACTTTGCCGGAAGCTTCAACGCTCGATTCAACAAAGCCTTGAACTGCTGCAGGACCATCCACGGCCGGTCGAAATCCTCATTTACGACGGGTGAAAGGAAATCGCCCGCTTGCTGATAATCTGTAACGCGCTTTAGTGTGAGAATGCGATCAATAATGATCGCCGCTCCGGTGGCTGGCGCTGACGAGAAAGTGACATATCCTCCGGTAGCCTCTCCTACCCCTGACACTGTGAACCCGCTTGTGACAACTTCGTCGTCAACTGTAATCGTCAAATCGTCAGCGGCAATGATCCGGCAACCGAACGAGAAAACAGTTGTAACTCCATTTCCTGTATGTCGGTAGGTTGTATCCTGAACGGTTACTGTCACGGCTGCCTCACTATGAAACGCGCCGTTTCAGTTCGGCGCTATGGCTCGAGCGTCACCTCATAGACGCCCGTTACTTGCCGCCAATCTTTGCGCACATCTGAGGTCGGTTTCCCGACTATTCGATTTATCCGTACCGGAGCCTGCTCGATTGCACCCGCTCCGCTATCCAGGAAGTCGTCTGGCTGATTCGACACATCAGGATTCCAATCCTTCATTTGATCCCATAGCGGGCCTTCCAATACGTCGACATGCGCCCACATGACGCCTGACTTGATCGGGCCTTCCAAAGCGCCGAGGATGCGGTTGTTCTTGTTGGCTATCTGTGGGATTTCTTTTACTCCGCACGTCAGGCCTTCCTGTTTCAATGCGCGCTGCAGCAGCTTGCCGACGAACGAACCAACCCCGTTAGTCTCGACGTAGACCTGCAGGATGTTGCAACGCTTGATGATCTCGCACGCCTGCAACACCTGTCCGCCTATGATGCGCGTATTGATCGAATCGGAGAACTCGGCAAATTCCCCGGTGAGCTGCTGGCAGACATGCCAGTAATAATTTCCTGCAGCATCGTCATAGACGACAGAGAACGCCGACGCATCGCCTCCGACCTTTCCAAGAGAAGGGTCCCAATACGCCCGGCCTGATACGATCTGAACCTTGCCGAGCATCATTCGAACGGTACGGTTCGCCGGTTCGAGGATCGGCTGCAAGTCGTATGCCTTGATCTTGGCAGGGTCGAGACGCAATTCAGTCAGAGGCTTGCTGTGCAATTGATACTGGCTATCCCATTCGTTTATGGTGCGGGTCCGTTTTCGGCGTTTTTCAAGTTCTTTATGGTAAAACCTTTCTGGCCATGCGCTTCCAGAATAACAATCTACCAATCCTCCTGGTGGTCGAGCGAAGCTGATACCGTTCTTTGTCAGACGATAATCTTGTCCTTCGACAAGCACCTTTGCTTGCTTCCCGATACCGCTGAATAGATATTCAGGTTTAAACGGCAAGTCGTACTCAGTCCGTTTTGCGTCCTCAATGCGGTATTCGTGTTCGAACATTTTGATCGTCAGACAATCAGCGCCCATGCTTTCAATCTCGTCATAAAGTGAGTCATGCGTGTGCGGAGTACCGATATATAAAGTTCTCCCTCCTGGGACAAGAATGTGCGTCTGCTCTCCAAGCCGATAGCGCAGTTTTTCCCGCGCCTCTGGTGTTTGGATGTTCTTCGGAACTTCAACGTCATCGTTCTGCGCTTCTTCGGCGCGCGCGCTGGTGACATTCGATAGGATTCCCCTGGCGTACATACTGGCATTTCGAGGGTCTTCTGCTCCTGTAACCCACCATGATTCAACCGTTCCCTTACCATCAGGGAGCAAGCCAGCTGTTAGAGGATGCTTTCGCAGAACATTCTGCGTATCGCGGCTTGTCTTGTATGCCGTCCCATCAGATTCCGACTGATGAAGGATACGGTAATCTTTGTTCAGGTAATAACGCCAAGCGTTATAAACAGCCAGAATTGTCGATTTACCGAACCCACGAAAGCAGCGCAAAACGGCAAGTTCCCCCATATTCTCAAACCAGACGCACGCCATGATGTGAATATCAGGCACTTCCCATTTACGCCGCTTTGCCCATATGAGAAAGAAAACAAGAAACGAGACTTTTTTATCGCTTTCCATGTACACGCTTATCGAATTCTTCCTTCGTCACGCCGTTCTGAATCTTGTTCAGAAGCCGTTCTGCCTCCTTTTCCGCTTCCTTGATTTCCTTGTCCATATCGTCGCCTGATTGCGGATCGGCAGGATTCTTGCCCTGCTGCACGACGCCAACGATATTGACCGTCTTCATGATGACTGTGAGCGTTGCGGCCGCATTCTTCTTGCTCCAGTAGCGATCTCCCCGGTCCTGCATCGTCAGATCAGCCAGCGGCTTTCCACTTCCAGGCCATTGATCAGGATCAGCTTCTTCCAGGAAGACATCAGTCAGCTTCTCGGACAATTCGTTCAATCGATCGATCTGGTCTTTGCGCATGGGTTATCCTCCTACTGCCTTGGAAAAGTTCGGCGCTCGATCAGGAGCGTGAACCGATCCGTTTAATACATGGCCACTGTCCGGTTGCCACCAATACTGTTGATTCCAGTCCTTCTGCGCCCGCTGTTTCATGCGCGATAGATAGCCTGGTGAAAGGTTTTCCTGCAGCGCGAACAATCCGGCATGATCAAGCGCAGCTTTCGCATACCAGAGATTCACATACGGAAGATGGCCGCGCAGCGTGCGAACGCCTTCGGCGCCGATGTGAGTGTCCTTTCCGTGCGCTGCCTCGTAGATGTTTTCTATCCCGAGCTTGTACCCGATATCAAACGTGCTACCAACAGTCGGGCCTGCCACGTTCTTGATGGCGCTTGCTGTTGAATCGCCCGGGTTTTCGGTCGGATCGGTCAGCAGGAAATCACCAACGATGCCAAGTCCACCACCCTGCGCCATGGCGCGCACCCAGAATTTCGGATTCGTCATGTCGATAGGGTCCTTGCCCTGGACAAGCTGCTTCGCCTGGCAGGCGATTGCGCCGAGCGCGGTAAGCGTCGTCATCAAGGCCGCGCCGTACATGAGCCGGTTTGCCATCATCGGCGCGCCTTCCAGTCCTTGCGGAGCATCTAGCATCCTGCGCCAGTGCCGCGTGATCATCGCTATAGGGAACGACTTGAACTGCATCACGTCGCGCGCCAGTTCACCGCGGATCGTTCCGCGTTGCGTCCCTCCCCATGACTGCGCGGCCTTCGTGGTCAGGTCCGGATTCAATACGGCATATTCCGATTCGTCTGTAATCAGACCGAGCACCTTGGCAACGACTTCGTTTGAACGTTCGTGTCCGCTAGCCCGTATCGCCTCCGGAGTTAGGAACTCGCCCCCGTTGTATTCGGTAAGTCGACCCTGCCGAATAACGTCCCAATCGTCGGCAGTTATCCCCTTGCGCTCCATGTGCGACCGGTCCCACTCTGACAGCATGCCCCACTCCATCTTCGACATCTTGGCAAGGCCGCTCATCATCGTCATGGAGAACGCACGGCGCATGGTGTCTGTCCATGCATTCATCAGCGACAGCCTCATCGTCGAATTCGCAAGCCTGCCCGACCAGGTATTTCGGATATTGTCGCCGCTCCACCGGTTCAGATCGGAAACCATCGTTTCAGCAATGATGCCGTGCATCGTCAGGAAGTCACGCGTCTCGACATCGAATTGCTTCCCGATATTCTTGATCGCTTCCCAATAGGAAAGCTTGTTGAACCCGGTGGTTACAAAGAATGTTCCTGTATCGGTGATGCTCGAAATAACGGCGCCGGCCAGCTTTGAAAACACCTGAATGTTTCGAGTGTCCTGGGCGATTTGGGCAATATTGCCGTTGTCGGCCATGCCGGATTTTCCGCTCATCACATCCCAATAACTTTGCGGCCGCATGCCGAAGGAACGCTTTTCGCCATTGTCGTTGATCTTTGCTAGATCAAATTGCAGGCGCATCTGCTGCTCCGGATTCGGCCCGTATCGCTCAAGCAAACCGATATCGCGCGACATGCCGCCGATATGCCCCATCATCGCGTCGTACATGCTCCCGCCGCCGTAATCGCGCAGATAGGCAAGATACGATTCTGCATCCTTGAAATGGATTTGCCGTGTTTCGCTGCCTGCATTCGCCCTGGCGCCGGTCCCGCCCGATTTTCCTGGCTCGATCTTGTTGATGCCGCCGGTCGAAATCGTCTGCCATGCCGAATTCAGCAGGTCGATTACCTTGGCGTCCGGCATGCGGCTGCCGTCTTCCATCAGATATATACTGCGGTCGAGAAGCGGAAAAACACGCTGCACCCACTTGTCGCGCGCGGCAATCTCGCCGTTTCCTCTTACTCGGCCCTGATCGTGCGGCTGGGGCAAATATCCATAGTCGAGCTTACCGACATCGCCGCCTGCGCTGTTGAACCTTTGGCGCAACGATTCGATGGTATCTAGCCATGCCTTAGCACCTTTCTGCGCCAACGTGTTCCCGGTCGATCCGTCAGCCTTATTGAATATCTCTGAGGCAAGGTCGCGGCTCATTCCCGGGTTTTCTGCATCGAACAGAAACATCAGGCCGCGCCGCATCGTGCCGGCGCCTTCCTTGCTGGTGGTGGCTTCCATCAAGTCGACAAGGTTGCTCATCGCCTCGCGCTTGATGCCTTCGATGTAGCTGGCGCTCTGGTCCATTTCGTGAACCAGCGCCTTGTTCCGGCCTGCTTGATACGATTTCATCATGTCGGTGACACGGGTTTCCATTGCCGCCGTTTTGACAATCTGCATCTGCGCACGCTCGACCTTCAATGCCGCCTGCTGCCGTATTTCCTGCATTGCCGACGCCGCGCCTTCCATAACCCGTTCATCGTGCGATTTTGCAGCCCATCCGTGCGGATCGTCTCGCGCAAGCCTCCGCATGGTTGCAGAAATGTTATCCTCTATTTTCTGAATCTCGGCGGCTGTCAGGCTGCGGCCTGCTGCATCCTGCACGGCCTTAATGCATTGGGGCTTCATATGGCATTCCTTCGTTTGGTGTTGAATACTGCTGCAATATGGTGGCTCGTCGGCGGGCTCGGACTTTTATGCACGATAGCCCCGCACTTTCGCGGCAGCGCCGTCCTGTTCATCATGGTCGTTTTCTGGATGATCGGGATCATTCCATCAGTTGTTCTATCTGCTACCAGCTCGCGCAACCCATTCGATGATCTGCGGTCAGCCTGGTACGCGCTCAAGCGGTATTGCCTGATCCTTGGCTGCATATTCGGCAGTGGCGCGGTCATCGCTGTCATATTTGCAATATCGAATATTTAGGCCGTTCTTAGGAAGCACTCTGCAGCAACTTGCAGCAATCCGGCATCATTGGATTCCTTTGCTGCTTCCGCCTTCACAGCGTCGATAACATCAGACACACGCATCGGTTTGTCCATTCCTTCAATCTGGACCATAAGATCAGGCGACAGGCGGGAAATCTCTGAAATGCGCGCCTCGAGATTGCTTGCCGGCGCGCCTCGTTCTTGCGTGCCTGGTACGGATGAACCGGTGCTTTCAGACTCCACAGGAGCCGGTTTCGCCGTTTGTTCCGACTTGATCGGTGTGCCTTCCTGCGCTTTCGATGCCGCTTCAGCCGCCCGGGAGATACCGCCCTGCACGTCAGGCGCTGATTGAGAATCGGTACCGTTGACGTTGTATGGCATTTCGGTGATGGTCTTCTTCACTTCCAATGCGATCTTGGTCGGCGTCGGCGTATCGATTGCCGATCGCTCCGCCCTGACGTTCTCGATCTGAGCGTCGAGGCCGCGCACCTGTGCATCGGCTTCAACGGCATTCCGGTGCATTTCAAGCTGTTGGTTGATGCGTTCGATTTGCGAATCGATATCGTCCGCACGAGAACCGATTTCCTTTTTTGCTTCTGAAAGTGCCTGCTTGTAGCTGATACCCTGGTCAGCTTGAATTTCCTTTGCCCGGGCACGGAATTCGTCATCTGTCATTGCAGGCCGCTTTTGCTCGAGCTGGCGCACCTGGTCTCGCAACGTGCTGACCGTGCCCGGATCGGCCATGTTACCGGCGCCAGGCAACAGATCGGCACGCGTCTTTTCGAGTCTGGCCGCCATGTCGTCAAGCATGCGTGCCCGTTCCAACTTGTCCAGGTTGATGCTATCGCCAACCGAAACGCGCTCGCCTGCTCCAAGTTGATCGATGGAACGCATGACAGCGTTCAAATGCTCTTGAGCTCCGATAATGTCGGCAGGGTCTTTCAGGTTCATGGAATCGATCACGTCTCGCATCATCTGGACGCGTGCAGCTTCAACCGCTTCCGGATCTGACGCGACACGTTTTCCGACTACTGCGCCCTGATGCTCGGCCATGTAATCGTTTACCCGTTTCAGGTACTTGACCGTTTCCGATGCCGCCGGCGCTTTTCCTTGCAGAACCAGATTCGCCTGGCGAGGACCGCCGTTGTAATCGGCAATGACCGCCTGGATGTTTCCGTCGTACTGCTTCATCGTATCGCGCAGGTACTTCGACATTCCATCAATCGATTGCACAGGGTCAGTCGGATCGACAACGCCATATTTGCGCAGATTCTCCGGAATAAATTGGGCCACGCCGCGCGCCTTCTTCGGAGAGACCTGATTCGAATTAGACTTTTCGCCGGCGTTCTTGATAGCCAGCATCAATTCGGCAGGAACCCCTTCCCGCTCCGCCGCCATTGCTGCGTATGAATCAAGCCTTGGATCGTTGTATTTCAATGCGCGGCGCTCGTCCATACCCATCGACGTAAGCTCTCGCGACAAAGCCGGATCGACTTTCTCTACCGGTGCCGAGGCCTTCCCTTTCGCACGCATGGCGTACGCACCGAATCCAGCCGGTACCAATGTCGACACGGCCAACCCTACCGGGTCGAACGGGTCGTATTGCTCTGCAATCTTGTCATACCCTGCATTTTGCAGAATAGCGCGCGACGCGGCTTGTTGCGCCACGTACCCGCCAGGTCCGCCAACGGCAACCAGGCCGACAGTCTGCGGTATCGTCTTTCCAGATATTGGCAATGCGACCTGCGCAGTTGCGGATATGCCAGAGACCAGCCCTCCTTTCATGCGCGTAGTGAAATCGACCCCTTGCTCTTTCAACTTATCCGCTTCCGTCATGCCTTCGTCGACGCCGGTCATGACAGCGCCAGGTATCGGGCCACCGAAGGCCGTATATCCGACGGCCTTGACTCCGAACCTGGTGAAACCGGCCAGGATGTTTTCGACTACGTTCGATGTCGCAGGATCAGGCATGATGTCTTTTGCCGTGGCGCGCAATGCATTCCCTGTCTCGCTGGTGAATGCTTCTCCTGACTGGATTTCATCGCGCGATGCCTGTCCAGCTTCCATTCGTCTTTTTTGCTCGTCCGAATTGAAAAGCAATGTCGGATCGGCCTGCAATCCATACCCGGCCTGTACCTTTCCGAATGCGTTGAGGATATCCGAGTTCGTCGCGCCAACCTCGACCGCGCCGGCGGCAGCACCCTTGAACGGCGCCTTTACCGTGTTCCATACGCTTGAACCAAAAGACGGGCGCTCTACAGGAGCCGATACCGGCCTTGCCACCCTATCGTCCAGAACCTTGTCGGTCTCTTCCTGATACATGTCGTCGAGCATCGTTTCTCCTTATTGGATCGAACGGACGTTGATAACGACGCGGCGTCCATGCCCATCAGTGATATAGCCAGTTCCTGCCTTGATCGAATACTTGCCCTGTCCGGCGTGCTCAAGGGCCGCATTCGGCAACTGCTGAATGAACTGATCAACCGGAATAGCCGTCTTACCTGAGTAAACATATCCTTTCGTCGACTGGATGTTTCCCGGTTTCACTGAACGAAGTGCCTTGTTCAGATCGTCTGAATCCCATCCATACGGGAGCGGTATTTTGCTGCCGTTGCGCTCGACAATACCGCCAGTGGCAAGCAGCACGGCGCGCCCGGTATCAGGATTGCCATCGGCGGCCAGCGCAGCCTGAATGTAATAGGATGCATTAATCATCTGGCGCCGAACTTCCTGATTCGGGAAGGCATCGCCGACCTGCCTCGATATGTCTCCGCGCCACCCGGTTTCTCGCTTCTCATCGATGGCGACGGACTTGTCCTGTATCGCCCTTTCCCCTTTCAGGATGTATTCGGAAGTGTATTTTCCGTATGCAGTACGAGAATTGGCATACATCATGGCAATACCGAGAACCTTGTCCTTGTCTCCCATCTGCTTTGCGAGCGCCGTAACACGATCAGCATCACCGACAGAATTGCCAATTGCGGCCAGCGCGGATGATTGCTGATCAGGGGGAAGCATACGGATCATCCTGCCCATGCTTTCGGCCTCTTCCGGCTGCAACGGTGATATCTTTTTCCCTGCTGCTGCCTCAACTATGCGAATGCTGCGCATCCGTTGCGCCAACGTTGATTGAGCGTCTTGTATATTCGTCATTTCGATTACTGGAGCATCCTGGATAACCCCGCGCTCTTGCGCCGCTTTCCACGGGTTTTCCTTGTAGGCTTCGACGCTGGACTTGTGGATGATTGTGAATTGCTTCACAACGGCCTGTTCTGCTGGCGTCACTCCGACATTCCTATCCGCTCCGGCCGCATTCATCCGCTCGAGTTGCGCTGCCTGCTCAGGAAGAGACATCGATGCAAATCCTGTGGATGTCTTTTGAGCCTTCACCAATTGCATGAAAGCGCCTGCCTGCTTCGTTCCTGAAACCGTTGCACTGGCTTCGTCTATGAACTCTTTCGAGAAATACTTTCCCTGGTTGTGCAGATCGAATGCCTTGTTGACCGTATCGACAGCGGCGGCTTCTCGTGCTTCCTGCTCGCGCTGTGCCTTTTCCGCTGCCCGTTGCTCCGCAGCATCGATCCCATTCAGGTAGGCATAACCCTTAGTGATGAGTTGCGTGCGTTTAGCCGGGTCAAGGATTTCGCCGTCAGGCCCTTCTACCCATTTTATGGATGCCTCAACCAGGTCGCGCTTTCCTGTTTGCGCAGCGCCCTCTTGCACGGCATTCGCATAGTTGAACGTGGATGATTCTTTGAACTGCTGCTTTGCCTTTTCTATCTGGATCGGGTTCCATCCAGCCTGCGGCCCCATCGCATCGACAGTCATATCGAACTGCTTAACCGATCCGGGGAGATCGCGCATTGCTTTGCGCTGCAATTGCTCGGATACGGTGTATATGTTCGACCCGATATCCTCGCGCGTTCTTTTCAGGGCCACATCGTTGATGCTGTTCTCGTACCGGCCCGTTACTCTGATAAGACCGTTATTGATCAGATCCAACTGATTTTGGTCCATATCATCCAAGCGCATCATCTTGATCGCATTGAATCGCTCGCGATAAGCAGAAACACCATCTTCCGGCTTTATTTCGCCTTTTTCGATACCGGTCTTTACCTGATCATGGATATCCTGCGCATCATTTTCGAGGGTGGCTTGATTTACTGCGGCGCCCGTACGCCGCTTTGCCGTTTCAGCCTCTCCAATTTCGGTGATTCCTCTCCCAACATTATTGATGGCATTCGCCATCTGGCTGTCTTGCGGAATCAGCGTTTGCCGTTGGGCTTCCGGGGTCACATTCCCGAAGTTTCCTATTTGAATTTTCATCCTGTCGTCTTGCTCCATCCTTTTTTAGCAGCACCATATCCAGACAGAAGCGACCCGCTGGCGCTCACAATACTCGATGAAAGGGCATTGCTCCCCTGGGAACTCAAGATAGAAGACTGATCCGAAAGGCTTGAATACTTGCGCGATCCGGTCAGCAAAGTCATGTAGGCATCATGTTCGGCATTTCGATTGATTTCCTCGTTTATCCGTACAGCAGAACCCGAACCAATATCGACTCCAGACGACGCCAGCGACGCATTCGCTTCTCCAGCCTGAATGCGTGCTGCCCGCCTGATGCTCTCTGCCTGCTCGACAGCAGCTGCTTTTTCCTGTGACGCTTGGTTCTCCGCCATCGTTGCGTTCGCATCAGCCGTCTGCTTCGACTGTATTCCGTTCATAACCGTCGATCCGGCTGTGATTGCGGTACCGATCGCCATTAAAGTTATCGGGTCAACTCCCATAAAACACCTCCAATCCGATTGCCGGGCTACGTTTAAATCCGAGACGCTCGTACAATTTCGCGGTTCTTTCCGGATCGACCCCGGTCGAAGTGCCGCACTCGAGCCACGCAACGCCTTTTCTTTCTGCCCATGCCCTCATCGCGCAGACAAGCCTTGCGGCGTCAAAACTTCCTCTGTGTTCGGGAAGCATGAAAAAACTGATTTCCTGAGCAATAACGGCATCGCTTGACCAATGACGATCCGCATAAACGGCGATTCCTCCAACGATCACGCCATCCTTCTCAGAAACGAAAACCGCGCCTTTTTCTCCCGGGATGATGGTTTTCATCGTCGCTTTAACCCGGTCTCTCACGTATGGAATGCGAGACCACCTACCACTTTCCTTATGCAGAATTTCGCCAAGGTCGATAAGTCGATCGATATCATCCATCGTTGCAGGTCGTATGCTCATATATCACCTAGCTGTTTGAAGTGAATTTTCTGACGACTGCCAGCAAATGGAACGGATAAGGCTGGTCCTGTACGATATCAATGCTGGAGGCGCTTTTCATCCATCCAATCGTTCCCAAATATTTATAGCCAGAGAACTCGGAAACCGGGACATCGAGAAGATCGCTCCCGAATTGCTGGAATGGAATGACACGCCCATTGATGCTTGCGCCGATGGTATTGTTGAGAAGGAGTGCTACCTCATGAGTCCGCATGTTCGACGCTTGAGCCGTTCCCTGTCCGTCTACCGCTTCCGGGCGCAGCAATTTGACATTGCTCGAATACGGCAATCCGATCTCTACTGCCTTTGCCGTTCTCGGCAATTCGATCTGGCCTGATGTGACGGTGAATCTCCCCATGTAAGATCCGTCTGCCTTTACGTCGACAGTCTTTCCTTCGAGGTGATCAAGCCCCGCCCAAACGCTTGCTCCTGATTCATTCGTTCCAATGATGGCGCAGTCGGTCAGAACGTCCGTGCTGAATCGCTCGACATATCGTTTCGTTGAGCCGTTTATGGTGCGCTCTGCGATTATCCATGCCTCATCGTTACCGTCGCCTGGATTGGAGGAAATAGCCCTGAACGATCCTTCTGTTTCAAACTTGGTCCATGCGGTAACACTCTCGTCACGGTCGAGCGTGAGAACGGCCATCTTTCCGTCTGCGCGAACGCAATGCAGAAGTGAACCTGGCTCTTGCTGATACGCCATATCAACTACCCCTGATTCTGTGATGTGCTCGGCAAGAGTTGTCAGGTTTGGGATTGAATATTTTGCGGAATCGACATCGTACGAAAGCGCCCTGATCTTCCGTCCAGAACGTTGCACCAATATGGTTTCGTTATCGATCTGTACCGGTTTGACGCCCTTGCATCCTCGATTCGAGCGCATGCGTGACCGCACGTTTGTTGGAGTAAGCGGCTTCTCGACACCGCCTTCCATCGTGAATTCTCCACCGTATGTCAGCGGGATGAGTGACGAGCAAGCGGAAAGCCTAATAATCGGATTTATCTGCCCTGTCGTCGGTAATGTGAATGCAAATGCATTATCGTCATCGGTACCAAGAGTGAAATCGTAATACAGGCCAGAGCAGCTACCCCATATCGTTTGCGGGAATTTAGGCGACCCTGCGCATACCAGGCGCTGTTCGTAAAACACGCCAGTTCCAGGATATCCGTCCGTATCGTTCCAAACTGACGATTCCAGCGTCCATGCCATCGCTGGTGATGCTGCTGCTGACGATAGCTCTGTCTCGATGGTTCCAGTGAGGTGCATTGTGTCGGTGAAACCGGTCACATTGACCAAGCCGCTATTGATCCTGATGTATTTGCCGACGTCGCCAGAACGAAAGCTTGCAACGGTTGTCGTCAGAGTGATAGCCGATCCCACCGGCGTATATATGGACGGAGTGAGAGTGACTTGCGGAGAATCTTCAAGCCTCCATTTTCCGGACGCGATGGAAGATGCCTGAAACGCAGAAGAGATTGTTACGGTGACGACCGTCGCGCTCACCAAAGCTGTTATCGTTGCGACTCCGCTTTCGCTTGTAATCCGGCGCCCAACATCGCCGGCAAGGAAAACACCGCTTCCTGCCGTCATCGTCCTACCGGTTCCGACAGTGGTATCAGATATCGTCAGCGTCGTGCTGAAAATGTGGCCTACCTCGTCGAACGGCAATACTGTAAACGGCGCCTTAGACAGAACCCAATTGTTCGATGCAATGCGTTTAAGGCTGTATGTGTAGATGTTCTTGTGGAAGATGAACATCGTATCGGCGCCCTGCACATAATCCAGATCCCACAACATCGATTCCGTGAATGGTGTTGCGATCTCGTAAGGAACGGATCCGTTCATCACCAGGCCGTCCCCTTGCAGATAAACGCGCATGTACTGGTCACCGAATTCAAGCTGATAAGCCTGTGTCGTGCTGAATACGAACGGTACCAGACGCGAATCCTTGCTTGAATCCTTCGTTTCGGCAACATAGACAGTTCCCGGCCGTCGCTCGGCACCGCCGTGAATGTTGACGAAACAGTTTGTTAGATCCTCGGCGCCGTTCTGGTATCGCTCCACATCGAAGCGGCCGAAGCATTTCGGAGATACCTCGCCGGCTGTGAAGTTCGTTTGCAGGATATCGACTCTTGCCATGGCATATCCTCAGAAACGAGACTCGATAAAAGACCCTTCCGCGAATTCTTCCGGAGGATCGTCCTGGCCATCGACAGCCTTTGCAACTTTCATTTCTCGCATGAACTCGTCGCGCTGGCTGTCACGCAAGCTCGTTGATCCAGTGACCGCATAGGCAATCTTTGCAGCCATAGCCAATTCCATGACGTGAATGAGGTTTGCGCTCCACGTCGCTTCATCGCTATTCCGGTAAATGTAGACAAAAGGCAGTACGGTCACGCTGGCAAGGATGAGCTGCCCTTCGGAACGGTATTCGATTGATTGGCTCTTATATCCGACCTGAATCGTTCGAAGCCAATCACCCGGCAGCTGGAATTGATGAGAGAAATCGAATTCCGGTGCTTCCTGTTTTGGAGCAAGGATCACCCGCTTTGTCGCGCAATTCCATGAATGAGCACGAAGAACATCATCCCTGACGGATGGATACACATTCGCGCAAATGTCGGCGTGGTCGTTCACCGACTGAAACGAACTGATCGGCTTTGCGCCAAGCATCACCAGGGCATTCGAACAGATTGAAATCGCGCTTGCCATGTGGCTACCTCATAAAAAAGCCGGGAGCACTGGGCCCCCGGCAAGTCGCACCCGTTGATCGGGGGTTGGTGGCACTGAAAATCAGTCGCAAACGTAGGGAATCTCGACCTTCAAAGCCTGGTTAGCGGCCAAGACAGCTCCGGTAACCGTGGCGTACACATCGCATTCCGTTGCGGTAACGTATTCCGCACCGCTGGCGATCAGCGCGCCGGTGTTGGCATCCTTCTGCCCGGCTGCGGCCGTGTTGACCGACGCGGCAATACCGTCTGCATCAATAACCGTTCCGTCGCTCGTCTTGCGCAAACCGATATCGATCGTCGAGCTGGTCGTTCCTGCTGCGCAGCTAACGAGTCCACTCGTCAGAATCCTGGCTCCTGCCGGGATACGGCCGAGGAAAATCGTGTCGTTGATCGCCATTTGCGCGAACGTGGCCGGCATCTTTGCGTAAAGAACACGGACACGTCCGTGTGCTTCGTTGGGCAGTAGCTTGCTTCCTGCAACCAGCTTCGCGCCCTGTGTGGTATTCACTTCTGCCATGATTGGCTCCTTTAAAAAAATTATTCAGGTTGCTACAGCCAGACTTTCAGCCTGGCCGTT